GTCATGCGTTGAACGGCATGTTTTTTGCCGACCCCACCCCCCCTTGAACGTGCCGTTTCGGCAGTCACAGAACGCCACGCCTCCGCTGCTCCGCCCTGGTCTTCTTTCCGTGGCACGAGCTGCATCGCCAGGCGAGGTTATCGTCGTCGTCGCGGCCGCCGTCCTCGAGGGCGACGATGTGGTCGGCGTGGCCCTGCTTCCCGTAGGCGACACGGCCGCAGTCGCGGCAGACGTAGGCGTCGCGGATCGCGATCCGCTGCCGCTTCGCCTGCCATTCAGCGGTCCGGTAGTGGGCGACTTCCTTCGTCGCCGCCCGTCGCATCGTGGGCGGCCGCCAGCGGGGGACGGGGGCTGGCATGGTCAGAGCCCCGCGGCCTCGCGAAACGCGGCGTCGAGCGTGGCGGCGTCGAGGCCGAGAGCCGGGCCGAGGGCGGCGAGCCACTGGCTGTCTCGGTGGACCTCCGTGCCGTACTCCCACTCGACGCGGACGCTCTCGCGCGTGACGGCGTCGGGGATCGACGCGATGGCCGCATCGGCGGCGGCGAGGTCGATCCCATGCCGCACGAGCCAGAGGCGGGCCTGCCGGGCGGAGATCGTCGGCGGGACAGGCCGGTCGTCGGGAGCGTACTGCCAGCCGGCCGGCAGTTGATTGGCAGGAATGGCCGTGCATCCTGGCGGCGGCCCCCATAGCGGCGGAACGTCTGGCCGGACGAATGTCACGACCTGACCAGCAGCGTTGAGGATGGCGAGAGGGACGGTTGGCATTTTTTTCTCAAAACAGGATTATTCGACACACCGCATCCCCACCGTTTCCGCCGGCCCCGCTGGCGAAACCGTTCGTCGATGCACCGCCGCCGCCGCCGCCAGCGCCGCGGCCGCCGTTGGCGCCGTTGCCGCCGGCCGCGGCCGTCGCGCTGCCGCCGCCGCCGCCGCCTGTGGCACAGATCGAAGCGCCGAATGTCGTGCCAGAGGCGCCGTTGCCGCCGCCCGCCGTGCCCGCGGTTCCGCCGGCCGAGGCTCCGATCCACACCGAGGCACCGCCAGCGCCACCGGCTCGCGTCGTGTTGGCTGTGTCCAGCCCGCCGCCGCCACCGCCGCCGCTGCTCGCTTCGCATTGTGCAGCGGTTCCTGCCGTCCCGGCGGCGCCGACGCCGCCCGCCCCGCCAGGCGATCCGCCGAACGGGTCGGACGACGACGACTGTGCGCCGCCGCCGCCGCTGCCGCCGCTCGTCGTTCCGCCGCCGCCGTTACCTGGAGAAGAGGTGCGAAGCAGGACCGTGAAAGGGGCCGCTCCGCTCTGAATTACCGACGCCGCGCCCGGCTGGGAGCCTGGGTTTCCGTTCGTGTCGTCGGTTCCGACTGCCGCGCCCCCGGCCCCCCCGGCCCCCAGTTGAACACTGATCAACCTGGACGGCAAATCTGCGAGTCTCCACACTACGCGCCGGAACGGCCCCGCGCCGCCGCCGCCTCCGCCGCCGCGGTTGCTGCCCGCCGCGCCGCGGCGGCCGCTACCGCCGCCAGCCCCAGCGCCGAGCAGCTCGACGATCGCGTACTGTGCGGCAGACGGGATCGTCCATTCCCACACGGCGTAGCCGCTGTAATCGGTTTTTGTCGCCCCGCTCGCCGTGCTGGTCGTCGGCGTGAACTCGACCATCGTCGGCATCGTGACGGCGCCGGCCGCGCTGTTGAGACTCGTCACCGGAGCCGCGTACGTCTGATCGCCGCGCAGGTACGTCGAGGCCGACGCCGTCCCGCTCCCGAGCCGCGTTGTTGCGACCGTGCCGGTCGTGAGGTCGGAGGCGGAGCCGCTGGTCGCCACCGGCGCGAGGCCCGTGATCGTGCCGGCGGCCTGGGTTCCCGTGTGCGTCGATCGGTCCCGCAGTTGGGCGTCGGTGGCGTTGGCCGTGGCATTCGTGGCGATGCCGTCCAGTTTCGTTTTGGCGGCCGACCCGGCCCACCACGCGGCGACGGCCTGGAACACCCGCAGCGGGCTGAACGCGAGCCGGCTGGTCGATGTGCCGGCCTCGGCCTCGGCCTGGGTCGCCGTTGCGGCCGACCACTCGCGGGCGTCGGTCATCCGGGCGTCGGTCGTGCTGACCGCCCCCGACACGTCCGCCACGGCCAGCGTCACCGCTCCCGTTCGCCCGGCCACGCTCTGCACCGGTGCGGCCGCGGCGGCCCGGCTGGCCGTGTGGTAGAGGTTGGTCGACCCTTCGGGAAGCGCGTCGGTGGACGCGGGCCCGGAGTTTTCGGCTACCTGGACGATCACCTCCGAATTGGCGGTCGCGCACTCGACCGAAACGGTGATGTCGTTGCATGCGGTGCAGTTGCTGCTGGTCATGTCACCGCCTCATGGCCACAACGCGGCCGGCCAGGATGGTTCGGGTGTCGCCGCCGGGGGTCGTCCAGCGAAACGACCATCGATAGGGCTGCGGCCCGATCACCAGGGCGGTCTGGGCGTCGCTCAGGCTGAATCCGACCCGGGTGTGGGTGTCGCCGTTTACGGTGACCGGCGTGCTGGTCGTCGTGAACGTGCAGACCGTCGTGCCGGTGGAGGCGTTGACGATTGAGGCCGCGAGGGTGTGCCCCGTCAAATTGCGGTTTACGACGGCCGTGAACGCGAAGTCGTCGCCCTGCACGAACTCAAGCGGCAGCGAAGCCGGGCGGCGGCCATACGCTGCGCAGTCGTTGGTGCATGTCTCGGTCGGCACGTCGACACTCCACGGTTACGAGTCCGATCGACGGGGCGCCGCGCCGGGCTTGGGCTCGCGCGGCGCCCCGTCGGATTTCATGCAGCGGCGGGCGCTCAGGCGCAGCCGATGCGGACGCGGACCTTGAGTTGGCCCGACGTCTTGGCGACGGCGGCCCGGCCCATGAGCACGTCGGTGTTCGTCGACGTGGCCTTGGCGGATCCGGCGTTCCAGTAGACGAGGGCTCCGGCGGCGAACGTGGTGCCGCTGGCGGAGTCGACGTCAAACAGGCCCTGCACATGGAGCGTGCCCAGCTTGTTGGCGGCGATTGCGATTTTGGTGATGCCGACTTGCGTGCCCTGCACGACCACGGTGCCGGCGACGGTGTCCGCCGTCGGCGTGTAGTCGATGGTGTCCGGTCCCGAAACGTAGTCTGCGATCGACATGGCGAAGTTTCCCTTCTGGTGGTGGTGGTGGTTGGTGGTTCAGGCGAGCCGGGGGGCGATCACGCCGCCCCCTTGCTCTTGACGCCGGCCCGGTACTCGGCGAGGGCCACGCCGAAGTCCCAGAACACCCGCCACGACACACCGAGCACGTCGGGGGTGGTGTCCATACCGAAGAACTCGACCGTGGGCGTCTGGAGGCCGTTCAGGTACGCGATCTCCAGGGCGGCGAGGTCGGCCGGGTTGCCGAGCAGATACCATGCGGTCGAGCTCGCCCCGGTCAGGGTCGAATTCGAGAGCCACGGCGAGACCAGCGGTTGGAACGAGCCCTGCCAGATGTTGGCCGACGGCGTCTTGGCCGAAGTCGGCCCGACGACGTACTGGCTGTTCATCAACTCCTTGGCGGCCTGTTCCAGGGCCGTCGGGACGAGCAGGATGGTGGGGTCCACCATCACCGGCAGACCGTCCGGGCCGACCTGATCGCGGAACATCTGCACCGCCGTCGCGAGGCTGGAGGACTGCAGGTTGGTGGCCGCACCCTCGAAGTAGTTGGCTCGGGCGGAGGTGAAGAACGACGAACCGTTGGCCGTCGCGTTGAGGGCGGCGAACAGGGTCTTTTCGCGGCTGTGGACTGCCTTTCGGCCGAGGGCCTTGGCGTTGTCCGCGAACGCGTTGAGGTCGTCGTTGATGAGGTCGTGCCGCGAAATGCTCAGGATCGCACCACGGGTCTCAACCTGCCGCGTCCGGCTCTCCTCGCTCATCCGCAGGTGCTTCAGTTCACCGTCCTTCGCGACCGGCTGCAGTTCGCCATTTAGGGCGAGGCTGTAGACGGTGTTGGGCTGGAAGTTCGCGTGCGACCGGGTGGCCGTGATCTGTTCGGCGACCGAGGGCGCCATGGCGAACGCGTCCTGGAGCGCCTTGTTGGCTACGTTCCCGACGACGCCGGACAGTTCGCTCGTGGAGAACGCGGCCCGAATCCACTCCATCGTGCCGGGGTCGGCCTCGATGGCGTGGCCCTTGGCCGCGGCGATCTGCTCCGCGTGCCACCGCAGGCCGCGCCGGCGGAACTTGCTGGCACGGTCCAGCGTTTCCTCGTTGTAGGACTTTTCGACGTCGAGACCGGCCGCCATGCACAGCGACGCCTCGATGATCTGGGTGTTCACGCTCCCGGACTCCTTCGTGTGGATCGCCGGCAGACGCGGCCGCGACGCGCGGACCGCTTCTTGCACGGCAGAGGTCGTGCGGGCCGAGTCCCACCCTTCGGTGATGGCCTGGGCCGCGATGTTGCAGTGCCGATCGCCGCAGACGGCGCGGATGGCGGCGACGCGGGTGGATTCCGCGGCGAGTTCCGCCCGGTAGGCGGCGACCATGTCCGGCGCGGCCGTGGCGGCGACCGGGGCCGGGGCGGTTTCACCCTCGGCGGTGTTGTCGGCGTTTTCGGCCGCCACGATTCGGTCGTAGACGTCCTGCAGCACGGCGGTCTGCTCCGGCGTGAGGTCCGCGTACACGTAACCGAGCGACTCGACCCACTTCTGGAAATCCACGTTTGCACCCTCCTGGTTGGCGGCGGCGGCCGCAATGGAAACACTGGTACGAGCGTCCGCCCCGTTGGGCAGAATCGCGATATGGCGAAGACGGGTTCGGCGGTACAGCAGGAACCCGCCGGGGCCGGCCGTGATGGCCCGGCCGTTGACGGTGACGGTGTCGCCGCCGCGGATCCGGATCGGCGGCTCGATTGGCTCGGCACCGATTGACGCCTGGAGCGGCACGCCGGCCCGGCTCAGGTCGATGGCGGTGGCCGCGATCGGATTCGTGCGGGCAATCTCGCCGGTGGCCAGCAGCCGCTGGCCGTCGACGACCTGGACGGTGGCACTCCCGAGCGTGGCGGTGAGCGTGTTTTCGTGGCCGGACAGGAGCACGACCCGGCTCTCGGCGTCGATGCCGGTGACGTCGACGACGACCGGGCCCAGGTTGCTGACGGTCATCACGCCGCCGCTGTAGGCGTCGATGCGGACCCGGGCCGGGGCGGTGGCGTCGCCGGCCTCCGGCGCTGCCGCCTCGATCTGGACAGCAGCGTGGGCGTCGAGCGTGAACGGCACGGCGGCCCCGGCAAGGATCATCCGGTCGCGGCGGCGGCGGCGGGCACGGTTTGCCATCAGCGGCGTCCCCCGGGGGTGGCGGCGGATTGGTCGGCGATGTCGGCGAGCGTGCTGGCCGTGTTGGCGGCCGTGGTCACCTGCGTCGCGTCGGGCAGTTGCAGGCCCAGTTCGGCGAGTACGGCACGCTCCCGGGCGATTTGGCGGACGCCCTTCTCCCAGTCGCGGCCCCGGTTGGCCCACTCTTCCGCGAGCGTGGTCGTGAGGTTGGCGAGCCGGGTGGCCTGGGCGTTGCTTTCCTTGGCCGGGTCAACATGCTCGCGGCCGTCCCAAAACCATTCGTGGCTGCACTCCGCCATCGGCGGGAATGCGTCCGGGAAGATGCCGGGCTCGCGGGCGGCCTCGTCGATCCATGCGGCCAGAATCCGGTCGAGCACTTCCTCTTCGACTTCGGAGTGGTCGACGTGCTGGCACCGGCCGAACATCTGGTTGTCCAGCCGGCCGCTGGCGTAGTTGTAGGCGGAGGAGTTGCCGCGCGCGATGTTGGACGGCACGTTTTCGCACCGTGCCGCCTCGTCGATCAGTTCGGCCTTGAACTCGGAGTAGGTCGTCGTGGGCTGTTCGGCCTTCAACTGCTCCAGGCGGTAACCGCCGGGCAGCGTGGTGAACATGTTCCGCTCGAACTCGACCGACTCGAACGCCTCACCCTCGACGTCGTCGTCGTTTGGGGCGCCGTCGGTGTAGAGCACGCCCGCCTGCATGGCGGCGGCTTCCGCGGCCCCGAGGACGGCGAGCGTGAACCGCCGCAGCTTGGAGAACAGCGGCAGCGCGGGGGCGAGGATCGGAACGCCGCGGCGTTGCCCGGGGCGCTCCAGGCGAAACCAGTGGATGACGTATTCCGCCGGGACGGTGTCGTACGCCATCGTGTGGAGGACGTCGCCCGGATGCGTCCGGAGGATGTGGTACTCCAGCGGGTTTCCGTGCTCGTCGAAGATGATGCCGTCCACGGCGTTTTCCCGCACGAGCCCCGGCGTGGTGACCTGTTCGGCCTCCACGAGCCGCAGGTCGAGCTTGACCGGGTGGTCGATCTTGGGATTGGTGAACAGCACGGCGAACGCCTCGCCGTCGCGGCTCAGGCATTGCCGCATGCAGCGGAGTTTCCGGGCCAGCTTGATTTTTCTGGCCCACGATGCCCACGACCGTTCGATCGGGTTGGCGTCATGGTCGTCGGGGGCGATGATCTGCAGGGTGGGCCCGGTGCCGATCAGGTCGTTGGCGACCGTGCGCACGAGGCCCGCGGCGTAGCAGTTGTTCGCGACCTCGTACCGGGCCCGGGTGCGGAGCGTTTCGCGCACCATCGGCGACAGGGCCGCGTTGGCGGACAGGTTGTCGACGTTGGCCCAGTGGCGGCGGTTGTCGTCGGTGGTGCGGGCGGCGTCGTAGCTGGCGCGGATCACGCGCACGGCCCGCTGTACGGCCCGCTTTGGCGACGCGAAGAGCCCGGAGAACCATCCCATCATTCGGCCCCCGGGGGGACGATGCGGGAAAACCGCAGCCCGCGGTGGCGCTGCTTGGCCGCGGCCTTGCTGGCGAGGTAGCGGTCGGCCGCGATCTGGTCCTGGATGGAATGCTGCTCGACGGAAATGGAGTCGCCGCTGGCCTTCACGGGGCCGGCGGCGTTCTCGCGGATGGCGTCGGCAATGGTTTCGTCAGGCACCGTGCGGCGCTCCAGAGGATGATCCCCTGGAAGTAAGAAACGCCGTTTGCGCCGAAACTGGCGGCGCGAATTCCGGATTTTCCCGGATGTTCCTACATATAGGAATCAGGCTCGCCGCCGGGCGGCTTCACGCCGCGTGGTGCATTCGTGCGTGGTAATCGTGCGTCCGCAGTGGCGGCACGCGCGATACCGGCGGATCATTCCCTCGCGGACCCGCATGGTCTTCGTTGTCCGCAGGTCACGGCACCCGCACCGCGGGCATGCGATACCGACGTCATCCCGGCTGGCCGTCGTCATCCTGCGCCCCTCCGTTGGCGTTGCATGGCGGCGAACGAAACCCGTTTTTTCCTGGCCGGCCGGAAGCCGCTGGCCCCTTCAAGCGTGGCCCCCTGCATCGACGCCCCGACGGCGCACCCGACGAGGCAGTCGAGCCAATGGTTATCGGGCTTTCCGGGCCGGGCCTGCCATTCCTCGACGGTGCGGCCCTTGGCGGTGTTCGTGACGCGGTACTCGGCGACAAGGTGATCCGCGATCATGCGATGGGTTTCCGCGTGCTCGCCGAAAAGCGACAGACACCCGGGATCTCCGCGCGGCACCGCGAGCCGCGAGTGGACGAACGATTTCCAATAGTTCGTGTCGATCATCACATGGCGAATGATCCTTTTTTTGGCGACGTTTGGCACACGCCAGTAGTGCCCGACGCGGTCGCCGGGTTTCTTGGCGTACATGGCGAACGGCAGACTCGATGCCTTCACGCCCTGGCCGTGGCTGGGCATGACCACGCCGGCCCGCGACGACTCGCGGCAGAACTGGTAGATCGTGTCGGAGCGGTAGTTCGCGTCCACCAGACACCGCTCGATCCGCATGGTGGCGCCGTCTTCGCGCTTCCACTCGCGGCCAAGATATCGAGCGGTGAGCGATTCGAGGCCCTCCATGATGGCCCCTTCGATGCTCTTGGCCTTGCTGACGTCCGTAAGCGTCTTGGTGATGTCGCGGACGGTGAAATACGGCCGCCGCTGCTCGGGATACGCGCCGTAGTCGATTACAAACCCCGTGAAGTTTTCCTCCCACGCGCAGATGGCCCAGTACAGGACGTGCTGCTGGCAGTCGATGAACATCGACAGGTATTGGCACCCGAGCGGCACGAACTGCCGCGGGTAGCGGTTGAGCTTGTCGGCGATCTCCGGGGCGGTCAGTTCCTCGGTCGTGCGGTCGACGACCGGCAGCGGTTCGTTTTGGTACTCGGCCGCGAATACGGCTTCGCCCTTGTCGATGCGGAGGTTGTAGGCGGACTGGATGGCGTGGATTTCTCCAGGCTTCATCCGCGACGGCCAGCCGACGCGGCAGCCGGCGGTCATCCGCTCCAGGTTGTCGGCGAAGAGCTTGTCGGCGTCACCGGTGCCGGCGCCGCTTCGCTGCCCGGCCTTCCGGAGTTCCGCATACTTTTCCCAGAGTTCGATCTCCGTCGGCCAGTCGTAGACCATTTTCATCCGGCGGCCATGGCACGCCGGGTTGCGCTCGCGGTCCAGGAGCCGCTCGGCAAGATCGTCGGGGGCGACGACGGTCACGGTGACGAGCCCAGCGATTTGCACGTCGGGCCCGGCGAGCCCGAGTACCGCGCCCTTGAACACCTTTTCCAGTTGGGCCACCTGCGACGGGCTGCGGGCGCTTTTGTCGGTCTGCGGATCATCGACGAGCACGAGCGACGGCCGGATTTTTCGTCCGTCGCACGCGCGCGTGACGGCCATACCCCGGATGCTCCCGGTGATGCCGCGGACGCGGATGATTCCGCCCGATGCCGGCGAGCCCGGAATGGTCGGGAGTTGGACGTCTTCCCCCTTCCAGTGAATATGTGTGGGCTTGCCGCGGTACAGCTGGCCGCGTGCCCGGTTGTTGATGCGTTCTAGCTTGGCGATGGGATAGCAGACCTCGGGGAAGTCGGCCGCCAGCAGGTCGCGGGTTTCAAACGCGACTTTGATGTTTTCGAGCATTTGGGCGGCGTGCTCTTCGGTGGCGCCGATGATGACGACGAACTCCCGGTGCCCGTAGACGAGCGCCCACGCCCCCGCCGCCTCGATCAGCGCGCTTTTGCCGCTGCCGCGGGACATGGCGAACGCGAGCAGTTCACCGCGCAGGACGGCGGCCTCCAGGGCCGCAATGACCTCGCGGTGATCGTCGGACCACGCGAGATAGAACTGGTCGGAGTAGTAGGTTTCGCAAAACAGGCGGAAGTTCAGCCGGCAGGCTTCCTTTCGTGCGGCGTCGGCGACCGGTGGCAGTTCGCCGATGTCGCGGCCGGCCAGACTGGCCGCCTTGTCCCGTTCGGCGTCGCGCTGGCGGTGCGCGGCGTGCCGCTTGGCATGCTTGGCCGGCTCGGTTCGTGTTGCCCCGCCGAACAGCGTCACAATCCGGTCTCGGTGATGTTTTTGAGGACTTTTCGGGCCCCGTCGAAGTCGCCCACTTCGAGCATCCGGCGGTATAGCTCGCGGTACGCGATCAGCACCCACCCGCGGAGCGCGTCGGAATCGGGGTTGCCTTCGGCGGCGAAGTGGGCCCGAACTGCGGCCATGGTTTCGCGAGCGTCGCCGCCCGGGTACTTCACGCGCAGCGCTTCGAGAACGTCGGTTTCGCTCGCGCCACTCACAAGCCACTGCACGACCGCGATGGCGGCCGGCGGTTCCGGCTCAGCCGTGTTTGTGCCACCAGTCCGTGGCGGCGGTGTGCGTTCCGTCAGCGATGTGCCGTTTTTGCGTTTTCCAGACGTCATTCATGGCCTCCAGTAGAAACGCAGCGAGTTCCGGATCGTGGGCGACCGTGAAGTCCTCGAGCCGTGGGTTATGGTTTAGGTTCATGCTCGTGCGAACGACCACGGACCACGTCGCATTCCGCACCACGGAGAATTTTGCGTGCGTGCGGGTGACGCGGATGGCGTCGGCCCCGAACGCCTCGCGGATCCTGGCCGCGAGTTGCGGCGCACGGCGGACGAACGTGACGTCGACGAGCCATCTCGCGGCCGTCAGCCGGCCGGACCCGATCATATCGAGCATCTTGGACACGTCGGTGTTGGCGGCCGTCCAGGTCGAGACGTGCAGTTCCGCCGGCCCGGTGATCGCGAGTATGGCGTCGATCATGTCGGTTAGGGAGAACTGGCCTTTGGTCAGTCCGAATATCTCGCGTCCGTCGAGGTGCAGGCCCGAGACGGCATCGGCTGCGGACTCGCGGCGGCGCAAGTCGCGGATGTCGCGTTTCCGCTCGCGGACAAGGGTAGTGTGCGCCTTTTTGATCACGTCCGGATCGATGACCGGCTCGTGCTTGTCGAACAGCAGCGGGTTTGGCCGGAGGTTCGGCATATCGGGCATGGTGGTCACTCCTCGCGTTGCGGTGGTTGGCGGCGCTGGTCGCGGAAGGCTTCGACGTCCTTCCGCTTGATGAATCGGTGACCGTCGATCTCGACATAGTCGAGCGTTCCGGCCGTCAGCAGCTGGTCGATTCGGGACCGGTTCACGCCCGCGATTTTCGCCGCGGTGGTGGGCCGGACATAGTCTTCGGTGCGGATGCGGGGCATGGCGTTGGTGCGGTGGGTCAGGCGGGGACAGCGATCGGTTGAACCGGCGAGGACACGGGGATCGTAAATCCGCGGTCGGTGAACATTTTCACGTCCGCGGGATCGGTTCCATCGACTCGGACAATTCGCCCATCGTCGTCGGCAAGGAAGTAGCTCCCGACGATCGGCCGGCCGGTTCGGCGGTAGCGAAGGTTCGCCGCGTTGCGCGGCCCGCCATCGGCCGGCACTTCTCCGGCGACTCGGTAGGCGAACCGCCGCTCACGGTCGATCCGATCGATTTCGGCGACGCGGTCGGCGTGTTCCGCGTCTTGCCGAACTCGGTTTCCGTTCGCCGCAGTCCGGCGACCGTACCGGGCCGAGCCGGCGCAGACGACACCCCAAAACTCGACTTCCCCCGTGGAGCCGTCGGCGAATCGCGACCGAACCGCGACGCGTCGACGCGGGCAGTTCGCCCCGCAGTGATCGCACTTCCCCTCTTCCGCCATTCCGAGGATTTCGATTTTTGACATGGTTCGTTTTGCTTTGGTGGGGTGTCGTAGGCTCAGGCGTGAACCGCGAGCCCGCGGGCGGCGAGCCGGTGGAATCGCTGGGTCTCAATCTCGCGAACGCGTCCGCCGATTCCGGTCAGGACCACGATTTTTGAGTCGACTTCGCCGGTCCGGATTTTGGCGGCGGTTTGCGCGTCCGCGAGCACGACGTACTGCGCGGCGCCGGTCCGGCGAAAGCCGACAATCTGAAGCAGCTCCGGGCCGGCGGTCGTCGTGGTCAACTTCACTTCGTCGCCTTTTTTCCAGGTGGTCGCGGTCGTGGTCATGGTCGCGGGTTTCCGTTTTCGTTTCCGCGAGTCTCATTCGCTCGCGTTACACCATTATTCTATACGAGCGTCTAGCGTAGTCAAGAAAAAAACGGCGTGCCAATCCAGAATAATTCCGCGTGCCGAACGTCGTTTTTTCGCGGTGGGACAAGTCTGCCTCAACAGGTCGGCGATCCGTAGGCCGTAGGGGCCGCGTCGACCTTCCGGTAGTACCTTTTGCCACCTATCCATCCACCCCCAAGCCCCGCGCCTCCATCCGTTCGCGGAGCGACGCCAGCCAGCCGCGGAGCGTCGATCGCGGCACGCCCATGACGACGGCGGCTTCGGCGACCGTCATGGTTTCCAACAGCGAACACAACCGCCGCACGTTTTCGCCTTCCTTGGCCAGACACGCGTCGATATCAAGCCGGAGGTCGATCCGCCTCTGCTCTGCCATCGCTTCGGATGCTGGCAATCCCGCGTGGGCCACGATCACCGGAACCGAGGGGCATCGACGCGCCCGCCGGTCGTGCCGGGCAATCGAGGCAACGGCGTTCCGGATCGCCACGACGGTCAGGGCCCAGTCCGCCCGGCCCTCGCGGACCGCGTCGCCGATGGTCACGAGCACGCGCTGGGAAATTTCGTCCGGGTCGCCGCCGGACTGGATGGCGTATCGGGCCGCGGCGAGGGCCACATGCCGGATCACGTCCGCGGCGGTGTGGTCCGACACCATCATGCCGCGGACTCCGCGACGGGGGCGTGAAACGTGGCTTCATGGTCCGTGGCCGGCAGGTCGTGCGCCGTGACCGCGACGGCAAGCGCGGCCCATCGGTGCTGGCTGATTCCGAACAGCGGCCCCGGGTTTTTCTTCGTGCCGACCTCACCGAACCGGTCGATCAGTGCTTGCCGGATGTTCCCGTCCTTCGCGCGCACGGACTGGCAAAGGTGCATCTTCACGTCGCGACGGGGCACGAGCCGCAGGCGGGCGTGCTGGCTGAACGTGCCAATCGCGAAAACCGTCTCGAACACGTCCCGGCCGACGGCCATCCCGAAAGATTCGATCCACTCGCACGCAACCGGCGATGATGCCGAATCGAGGTATTCGGCCAACTCTGCGTTGGCCATGTCGCAAGCCCGGACCACTCGTGCGCCATCCCACACGACGAATGCGGACTCGCGCGGTCCAGGGTCGATACCAATCAACATAGCCGCCTCCATGCGACATTCGGTGAACTGGCGCCGACAGTCTACCCGATCGGCTCGTGAACATTCCGCAGCAGCCGAAGCTGCTCCGCGCGGCGTGACTCCAGGTCGTCGTCGTGCCCGACCGCGCGCATCGTCCGCGGACTCGGCCGCACGGCGCCGCTGGAAGTCGGTCGCGATTCCCCGGGGTGATTCCGCCGGGCGGCGGCCCGCCACGCCAACCGGCAACCGGTGGCGGCGTCCATCCGGTCGGTGCATTCGTGGATCTTCCGGAGGATGGCGTCGACGTCCGCCGGCGTCGCGTGCTCGATCTCAGCGGCAATTTCCGCCGCCAGTCGCCCGCTTTCCTGCACGTCGATTTCGAGCCGCTCGCCACAGAATGCCGGCGTCATGTCCCGGGCGGGCCGTTCGGCCGCCCGCTTGGCCGCGAACAGCGTGCGGTAGGCCGTGTGCACCCACACGAGTTGCGGGTACAGGGAATCCCGCGACCGCTTCACTTCCCGAATGGCCTCGAAGAGCACGTCCTGGTCGAGTGCGGAAAGGTCCGACCGCCACAGTTCGATTTCCTCGTCGGTCCACTGGCATTGCGGCCATAGCCCGTTTATGGCGTCGCTGTTTTGCTGCCACGTTCGCGTCATCGCATGTTCCCCCGTTTCTGCTGCCGGCCCCCGGCCGCGGCCAGTTCCCGGCGTTCGGTGGCCGGATCACGAAATTCCCCAGCGATGATCCGGTCCAGGTCGCGGACGAATTGCGTCCACGGCACGGGCCGCGAGAATCGCCGGCAGTCCGGCAGCATGGCCACGGCGGCCAGCGCCGTCTCGACCCACCCCGGGCACGCGGCAAGGTCCGCGAATCCGTTGGGCGGCGTGGCGAGCGTCCAGGGCACCGCCCGATCGGTGGAGTTCCACGCCGCCACGATCCGGGCCCATTCGTCGTGAACCCACCCGGGCCGGCGCCAGTCGTCTTCGCCCGTCCGGCGAGTGTTCCCCGCCCCCGGCTCCGCCGCCATGCGCCCCCGGCCGGGCACCGCCGCGTGGTTGCCGGGCGCCCCCGGCCCGGCCGCGGGGCTGTCTCCCGGGTTTTCCACCGCCCGCGGCTCCGGGCTTCCTCCGGCCGCTTCGACCGGCGGCACGCCGGCGGCGCGCGCGTATTGTCTTTCTTCCCTATTTGGGGAAGGAGATGGAGGCGATCCGTTTGCGACACCGTTTGCGACACCGTTTGCGATCCGTTTGCGATCGCTTTGCGATCCGTTTGCGATCCGCTTGCGATCCCATCTGGCATCGTTGCCGCGTTTTCCGGCTTCGGATCTCGCGTCTTTGAGCTCCTGGGCCTTCACCCGGTGCTCCTCAAGCCGGCGGTTTCGCCGCAGACCGTCGTCCCCGGCCGGGAACTTTGGCTCTAGGATCGCCCACGCGGCCGTGACGCCGGGCGAGACGAGCTCCAGGCGGTCGAGGCCATCGGGGATAGCCCCCTGCTCCCACTGGACGATGAGCAGAACGAAGTAGTGGCCCCGCTCGGCCGCAGTCCATCCCGCCGTCGAGGCCAGGAAGTCTCGCCCGAACATTGGCATGTAGTGGTCAACCGTTCCCGTCGCCATTTGTGGCCCCCTTTCCCGTGATCCTCCAGAGCCTTCCCCCGGCCGTGCCGTGCCCCTTCGCCCGCGCCACGAACCCCACGGCCTCGATGAGCCCGCCCCCGGCGAGGGACTTCAACACGGGCCCGAATGCCCGGGCGTCGTGCGGCACCATCCCGATCCGCTGGCAGTGGTCCACCAGTTCCTCGCCGGATCGGGGCTGGCCATCCGCGAGCAACGCCAGCACGGCTTCCCGGGCCCGGCCGGCGTCAAAGCCCACCGTCTGCTCTGCCTTGGCCAGACAGGCGGCGGCGGCGGCCATCCCGGCCTCAGCCGGTGGCGCCGGTTGGGTAGGACGGAACAGTGGGCCGAAGTCGACTCGTTCGGGCCAGTAGTCGCTCATTTTCCAGCCCTCCGATCCGTACCGCTCGCGATCCGCGAAACGGCAGACTTCGCAATCCCGAGCCGCAGGCAGACCTGCGTTTGCGTGAGCCCTTTGGCGAGAAGCTCTTTGACGCGCTGAACGTCCACAATGTTTCGTGCTGGCATGCGTTACAGCCCCCCTTCGCTCGCCCGTTCCAATCGCTCGCCCGGCGTCATGCCGTGGAGCGATTCCAGATAGGTGTTCCGCTCATCCAACTCCCGGTTGACGTCCCGGAGCGTGTGGAGGAGCTTCCGTGTCGTCTCGAACAGTTTCCGCATGCAGTCGTAATCGCGCCTCAGGTCGTCAGCGACGTCCCGGGCCGCGTCGCGCTCTGCCTCCATCGTTTCCAGTGATTCGACGATGTCGATTCCGAACAGGTAGCGGATCAGTAGGCGTCTCATTCGTCACCGTCGGTTTCATTCGCCACGGTGTTGGATTCCTGCTCCTTCCGGCCGATCCAGTCGAGGATTTCGTCTTCCCATTTGTCGACCGTCGCCTGACCGACGCGAGGAAGGTCGAGAAGGCCGCGCGGGTAGCCCTGGATTTTCCCGGCCCGCAATGCCTCAAAGTCGTCAACGGTCGCGACCTCGGCTTCGCGGAGGATCTCCAGTTGCTTCCCCGACAGCGTCAATGCGTGCTCGATCGGCGTTTTTCCCCACCCCTCCGACGCGAACAGGAGTTCCGTCTGGGTGCTCGGCCCGCGGCGGATCGTTGCCCGCAGCGACGCGACGGCCTCGTCGAGTTTCTTTTTTGCGATCGACGCTTGGGCCTTGGCCACCTCGTGCTCGGCCTCCAGAACTTCGCATTTCCGCTCCAGGTCGCGCACCTCCCGGCAAAATCGCCGCTCGATGTCCGACATGTCTGATTGCGTGGCGTGGTCAACGGTTGCCATTCGTCCCTCCGATTCGGTGGGTTCCGGTCCCTTCGGAGTGCCGCATCCGGACGGCCTCCGCGTGCGCGATCAACATTTGGCAGACGGCGGCGAACTGCCGTTCGGTGAACAGAAGCGCCCGCCGCGCCTTCCCGGCCGGCGTGATGCCGAGGGTGTGCGCCACGAACGCGGCCGACATGGTGATCCCGAGCCGGGCGTTTATGTCGCCAAGCGAAAGGGCGGCGCCCTGGTCTGTTTCGTCTCGAGTCGCCGCCGGCGCCCCCGGCCCGGCCGTTGGAGGCGCGAACGCGGGGTGATCGGCGCGGGCCGATGTGTACGCGTAGCCGTCGGTGGTGGCGGGCACCGGCGTCGGGGCGTGGAGCGTCGCAGCCGCTGCCGCGGATTCGGCCAGCCGTTGGCTGGCGGCCTCAATCGCCGCTCGCTCCCGGGCAATGCGGCTTTCTTCCGCGAGCCGGTGCCGCTCGATCCGCATTTCGACCCACTCGGCGAATTCCGCCGGCTGCCGCCCGACGTACTGGTTGGCGTCGTGGAACAGGAAGTCCCGGCCGGCTGCACGCTCCCGCAGGAGTGCCGCATTCGTCCGCACGACCCGGGCCGCGGCGTCGGCCGCGATCTTGGCCGCGGCGAGGGCGGCGTCGACGGCGTCGTGCATGGCGGCCAGCGACCGCTTTCCCTTGATTGCGCCCGCGAAGTCCGCCGCCACCGGCGGCAGCGCGTGGGGTTCCGTTTCGGCGGCCAGTTGGGTCATGTGCTTCGCGAGCGCCCGCTGGGCGTCGAGCACGATCCGGGCCCGGATTTCGTCTTTCCGGGCCTTGACGAGCCGCTCCAGGTCGAGCCGCACCCGACGGGACTCGGCGGCGATGTCGTCCAGCGTCTGGAAGAGTTCGTCGATGCTGGCCGTCTGCGAAAGCGCGTGTATTTTTGCGGCCTCGATCCGGGTTTCGACTTCCCGGCACCACTTCACCGACAGTTCGGCGTCCGCGAAGTGCTGGTCGGTCGTCAGTTCGCGGTTTACGGTCCGGATCGCGGCAATGGCCGTCTCCCGGAACGCGATCAGATTCGACGCGATCACGCGCCCTTCAACGTCGATCCGCAGGGCTGGCAGGGTTTCCGGGGCTTCCCCTACCGGGGCCGCGGGCGTGGCCGGGGCCGGCTCGAAGTGCTCCAGGTCGGCCGCGAACCGCTCCCACCCGTCCACGATCCGCTTGCGGAGCACAGGGTCAGATTCGATCCACCGATGATGCTCCTCGACGAGCGCCCCCGAGGCGTCGAAGTCGCTTGCCATGAACAGGCACCGGGTGGCACCGCTCACCAACAGTTGGTGCTCGACCTGTGCCCGGTAGTGCAGCGGGATGTCGGCGCATTCTGTCGTCAGCGTGGCCCGCAACTCCGCGTTCAATGCCTTGTGCTCGAACGCCGTCTCTCCCCCCAGCGTAAGGCCGTCGAAACTCGCGGAGTAGCGGCCGTTGGTCCCAGTCACCGGGTAGAGCGGTTCCCCGACCATCGTTTCGGCCAGCGGCCGGGCGAGGGCCTCCAGCCGGTGGCCGTTGTTGAACCGCCGTTGCGTGGCGGAATCGACTTCGGGCGTGATCCCGGTCCGCACCTCCGCGAGCAGTTGCCGGCGGGTTTTGTGCGGCGACACCCCGAGCATCGCCGGGGCGTCGGACGCGTTGAAATGCTT